GAACAGCTCCATAGACAAAGAGCTGATCGCCCAGTATGAGTTGGATAAGAAGTTCACCTGTGTCTATGTTGGCAATATCGGTTTGGCGCAGGGATTGGGAGCTTTGCTGGATATGGCAGAGCAATCTAAGCACAAAGAAGTTCAGTTTCTTTTGTTTGGTAAGGGCGCAGAAAAGGAGATGCTAGAGCAGCAAGCTAAAGAACGTGGACTGGACAATGTCCACTTCTGTGGCGTTCTTCCACATGAGAAAGTCTTTACACTGCTGTCTTATGCCAAGATGAGCTTTATCCCTCTGAAGAACTCCAACATGAAGGACAGTATCCCGACAAAAGTCTATGAGGCTCTCGGAATTGGTTGTCCGGTGCTCCTCGTCGCAGAGGGTGATTCGTGCGATATTGTAAATGAGTCTGAAATGGGCAGATGCGTTTCGCCGGATCACACAGAGAAGCTTGCAGAAGTTTTCGATGAAATGGTCGAGAGCTATTCAACATACAGTGAGCATCGTACTGAAGCAAGAAAATTGATGCATGAAAAATATTCGCGGCAACAGATTGCGATTGCCTTTGAAAAACAGTTGCATGAATTGCTGAACTAATGACGGAGGAAAGAAAAATGGTTAACGTAATTGGTTTGGGCTACATTGGTCTGCCTACTGCTTTGATGATGGCTTCCCACGGTGTGGAAGTTATCGGTACTGACTACAATAAGGAACTGGTTGCAACCCTAAATGCAGGGAAGACCACTTTTAAGGAAAAGGGTCTGGACGAACTGTTCCAGAACGCTCTGGCAGCCGGTGTAAAGTTCACCACCGAATATCAGGTTACCGATACCTACATTGTGTCCGTTCCCACTCCGTATGACAAGTTCAGCAAGAAAGTAGATGCCTGCTATGTTGTCGAGGCTGTGAAGGATGTTATGCGTGTCTGCCCCAAGGGCGCAACGGTTGTCGTGGAGTCTACTGTTTCTCCGGGAACTATCGACAAGTATGTCCGCCCTGTGATTGAGGCAAATGGCTTTAAGATTGGTGAGGACATCAACCTTGTCCATGCTCCAGAGCGCATCATCCCTGGTAACATGGTCTACGAGCTGCTGCACAACAACCGCACCATCGGCGCAGATGACAAGGCTATCGGTGAAAAGGTGAAGAAACTCTATTCTTCTTTCTGCCAGGGCGAGATCGTTGTTACTGATATCCGTACTGCTGAGATGACCAAGGTCGTTGAGAACACTTTCCGTGCAGTCAATATTGCCTTTGCAAATGAACTGGCGAAGATCTGCCGCCATGACAATATGGATGTCTATGAGATTATCAAGATTTGCAATATGCATCCTCGTGTAAACATCCTGCAGCCGGGTCCTGGCGTTGGCGGTCACTGCATCAGCGTTGATCCGTGGTTCCTCGTTGGTGACTATCCCTCTCTGGCCAAGGTTATCGATGAGTCTATGAAGACCAATGACGGCATGCCTGATTTCGTGCTGAACCGTATCTACGAAATCATGAAGGAAAAGGGGCTGACCGATGTGAGCCGTGTTGGTCTGTACGGCCTGACCTATAAGGAAAATGTTGACGATATGCGTGAGTCTCCGACGCTGCAGTTGCTGGAGAGTCAGGAGCGCCATCTGGCAACGGGCCTGAAAGTCTATGATCCGTTCATCACCAAGGATGTGGTCAAGAACCAGTACCACGATCTTGACGCTTTCCTCGCAGATGTCGATATGGTCGTTGTCATGGTCAAGCATACCGAGATTCGTGAGAATGTGGACAAGCTGGCTGGTAAGGTCGTTCTGGACTGCCACAATGTCATTGATCTGCCGGGTGTGTATCACATTTAAAAGATGATGATTAGTGCTGTGCAGAAAAGGCAGATAAATTCTGCACAGCACTTTTAGTTTAATGGTGTGATAAATATGACAGAAAGAGTACGAAATCAGAAAGTAGATATATTAAGGGGCATTGCGGCAGTCTTGATGATACTGGGACACTCGTTTATTGTTTA